GGTTAAAAATAAAAAAATAAAGAGTATATGCTATTGATAAGCATATACTCAAAATTATTTACATAGGAATATAATTAGCACCTGATGATTCTGGAGCATTAGTTGGAAGAGGTTCAACTAAAGATTCTTTAGGAATCCTATTATCCTTCATTTCACCCCATGCTTCAGTCACATAGGTGCTATTCTTATATATTACCAACTTCACATTCTTATTTTTCAATGATGGATACCAAGTAGCGATATCCTCAAAGTATACATAGTTCATTAGAGCTGTGAAATGGAATCTATACCATTCATACTCGGCATCCATATCCGTTTCATATACATAAACGTCATATGTTTCATTTTTATTAAGAGTACCGTTCCAAGCAATACCATAATCATCTAACTGAAAATAACCCTGCTTATTGGCTGTAGCAATAGTTTTATTTACTCTATCTTTCTCACTCTTATAAATACAACTCGGTGAGGTTACTACATCTTTCTGCACCGATGCATATGCTACTGATGTACTTATTACTGCTGATGTCATTAAAATAGCTACTAAAAATCTTTTCTTCATATTATATCCTTTCATATTAAAAAATAGAGTGGTGTAATTAATACACCACTCATTAAATTAGTTACTTAATTTATTATTCAGTTACATTAGCTATATACTGAGCTAACTTCATAGAAGCCGACTGAGATGATTGTAATAATGGTAAGTGTATACTACCACCAGCTTTATCTAATAGTCTATATATAGCATCACATCTACGACCAATGCCACATGAAGTCAATTCATGCATATCCATCTCGTCTTTATCTAAATCTTTAGCTTTAACTATGGAATTAGCCATCTTGATGATATCCTCATTAAGTTCTTCAGTATCATCAAATAGATAGTAGAACTCTTCCGGTAATTCTGTACTACGTAATGTAGTTAATACTCTTTCATCATTCTTCTGTTTTAAAAGAGCTTCAGCAAGGTCATCTTCTTTCTTAATCAACTTAGTTTTGAATACAAGATAGTCATCTTCATTATATCCGAATGTAGTATGACAGCCAGATAAAGAAATTATTCCAACCTTATCTTTATAATACTTCATAGAATATCCTACTTTATTAAACCTCTTTTCTAACCTCTGATATTTTGGTAAGAATATTTCTTTTTGAGATATTAAATGCTCGTATTTAATTCTTGCCTCATTTATATCATCAAGAACTTCATTGTAGTATTTTTCCACTTTAGCGACAGACTCTTCAGTATAACGATGACTATCTGGAACACCGATATTACGAGTTATTCCGCCAAATCCAAAATCCACTTCTCTGAATTTGAATTCTGTATAGATATATACCTCTAATTCCAAAGGTGTGGAATTTCTCAATTCTTTTAATTTCTCCTGCCACATTACCAACTTAGGAATAATGATATCTTTATTCCTAATGGCTTCTGAATATACTTTATCAGATTCTTCATTCTCCGCTTTAAGTATATCTGAGAAATATGATGTCTTATATAACTCCTTATTTATTTCAACACCATGAGTAAGTTGATCATTTTCTATATGCATCGTATGAACATAGCCAACTGGAAATACCCAGTAATCTGTACCAGTACCACCACCGTTTGAGCTAGCTCTACGATAATATGTTGGATTAAGTTTAGATGCATCATCTGGATATACTCCTCTAGTCGAATTGAAGCATCCACCCCAATTAACCATTATAAGTACATGAGATGCCTTAATGGGATTCTTTGGTTTGAAACATTTGGTTCCGTTCTTAGAGACCCAAAAATCACCAAACATAAATTTTGAGTTTCCATTGAAATCAATATTCATATTATTGATAACCTCTTGGTCATCAAAATACCTAAATTGATCTTTCACATTTCCTCTCTCATCTAATTCAAAATCCTTTGATATGATGAACGAAAGATTTGGACTATATTTTCCAAAATCATTTACAATGAAGGCTGTATCGACTTCAAAGCATGTTTCACTTTTATAAAACTTCTTTACTTCTGCTAAACTTAAATTTCTTTTCATTTTAATTCCCTTTCTTCCTTTCGGAAATCAATGTCTATATTAAGAAGAATATATTCTTCACATTGATTTTAAAAAATTGTACCATAGCTAGAATATCATCTAGCTATGGTACTTAGTTAATTATTACTTTCTTATTCTCATCTTTCTGTTGAGTTCATCCATTGCAGTGTACTTATACTTCTTCTTATTATTCTTATTAAGTACTCTTCTCATCTGATAAATAAACTCACCATCCTGAACTTTTCTCCATGATGTTACTTCAGGCTTAAACTGCCTATTGTCATCCGGTATTGTGAGCATATCATGGAATACTCTCATTGGATCAATCATCAACATAACAACAGTTTCTTTACCATTGTTAAACTTACTTACTCGAGGAGTTCTATATCTCTTCAATATAGGAGAAGTATCTCTATTTACTTTTCTTGCTCTTCTCCAATCTTCTGAAAAGAATGCTGCCTCATCTGTTTTACTATATATGTAAGGAGAGAATACTTTATAAAACTCTTCTTTCATATTAGCACTACTATCTTCGTGGTTCTCATCACCTCCTAAGAAAATTCTTGGGATAGACTTATCTTGAGACTTATTCTTACCGTTCTTCATAACTGATGTTGGAAGAATTACCATAAATGGTATAAATGCTTTTCCAGCTTCAGTTGAATAAACTTGAATTTGAACATCCTCTTCACCAATTCTATTCACCACTGCATTTACTTTCTTCTGTAAATACTCTTCAACTTGATGAGTAGAAATTGAGAATGGTAGCTCGTTCTCGTCTGGTCTAATCCCAGCTCTTGTGTTTACATTGTTTCCTATTGTGTTACTTACCATTCCAGTACCTGCTACTGGTTAATTATTACATTAACCTTATCTCTTCGTAAGAGTCTTTAAACTTGCATAGCTTCAAGCAACTTCTATATAATACTTAGATTTACAATTATAAATATTAATAGCTGAATTTTCATCTCTATCCATAACCATTCTACATTCATCACATACATAAGTTCTATCTATTAATCTAATATGTTTATTTTTATGACCACAATTACTACATAATTTTGTAGATGGGTAATAAGTATCAATTAATCTTAGTTTAATATCATATTCAATACATTTATTAATTAAATGCAAACGGAACTTATAGAAATTACTTTCTTGCACATGTCCATGTAAATTATGAGATTCATCATCTTCTATCATATTACTAATATCTAAATCTTCAATATTAATCTTCATTGGCTTGATTCTCGCTGTTAATATATTAACTAATTGCTTTATGAAGTTATCTCTTATATTAGTTAATTTAACTCTAATTTTATTAATCTTATTAAAGACTTTTCTTATATTAGAAGAGTTGTAGCTTTCCCCTTTCATAATTCTTTTTTGTATTTCACCAGGTTCTTTATGATATTTATCTAGGTATTTGTTTAATAGTTTGCCATAATTATATTCTACTTTCTTAGATATAACTCTCTGTAACTCCTTAATTCTATTATAATGCTTCTTATAGTTATTATAATCTTTAAAATGCTTATAATGATAACATTTATATCCATCATATATTGTAGCATAATCTTTAATACCCAAATCAATACCTAATTTAATATTATTTTTAATAATATCTTTATTATCATTTTCTTCATTATAAATAAACATAACATAATATTTATTATAATGACGTATAATTCTACCAGATATAATCAAAGACTTATCTGGTAAATCTTTACCATTGGTTATTCTTACTTTCTTTAATATAGGTAATTTAATTATATTTTTATTAATATAATGAATATTATCTTTAATAAAGTAATAAGATTCTTTATTCATTCTTTTCCTAGATTTAAATCTAGGAAATCCTTTTTTATTATTAAAGAAAGATTTAAATGATTTTTCTTTAGTCATGATAGCATCTTTAATAGCTTTACTACTAATGCTATTTATCCATGAATATTCACTATCTTCTTTCTTTAATTTATTAATTATTTTACTAAAATTATTTCCAGTAATAAAACTTTTATTCTCTTTATAATTATTAATATTATACTCTAAATACTTATTCTTTATAAAATTACAAGCACTTAGAGTGTTATTAATAATCTTAAGTTGAGTTTTATTAGGATATATTCTTAGTTTAATAGATTTAATCACATAATATAACTCCTTTCTTATAAACATATTTGAGTAGATAATACAATAATCAATCACTTAAATGATAAATATTATCACCACCTTTCTTAAAATAAAATATTTATATCTAATCAAGACATTAATGCCTTGTTAGTGTCAAAGTAAATTAATACAAAAGGTCCCCGTTTCCGATAGGTCAGAGATATTTAGGTTATTAAGTAACTACATAAAGATTATATATAAATTTACTTATAAAGGTAAAAATATATCATATATTCTAACTTCTACCACGTTAGATAACCACTCGGATTGAGCATATCCAATATCGCCCATTCTTCTGGTTTTACCTGATAAGGCTTTTGTTTCTACTATAAATTCTGTTGCACTACCATCATGTGCAATAGTGTGAGATGAATTAGTATCTCTATCATCTTTTTGGTCACCAATTATACACGGTATAATGGTACCATTATCTAAGACTAAATCAACATATTGACCAATCTTATGTGTATAATAACTACCTAAAGCAACACAATATCTATCATTAACCATTCTTATACCCGTATCATCTGTATAAGCATAAGAATGCTGTAATTTATATTGTGGACTACTCTTTGAAGTAATCATTTTAAAATCCATATAGGATTTTCTTGTATCTCCTACTACTCTCTTTGATTTGTAATTAGGTAATGTGTCTGATATGTACTTTTTACTTACATATGAATAGTTATCATTTACTTTAATAACCAACCACTCATCATCATATTCACTATATTCAATTTTATCTCCCCATGATAAATATTCTACCACATTACTATTCGTATCAGGATTTTTTCTTACTCTTAATCCTGATACAGTAACATATCCTACATTAGATAAATCATATGTAGGTTCTATAACTATTTCTTCTTCAATTTCCTCCTGTTGTTCTTCATTAGTATCACTTACATTATATACCCTTTCGGGAATTATACTCTGGATCATAGTAAGTGGTGATAATTCTGATAGTAAAGTATCTGGATCTTCTAATTTTCTTACCATTAAATATTCCATCGCTTCACTATCAATTTCAATTTTTGTAGAATAACCCGACAGTATAGTTATAAAAGATAATATTAATATAAATTTATTTATACATATTAATCTTTTAACCCATGGTCGAAGTTTTCTTCTACTGTGATTAATAGTTTGCATTTTGTAAATAGTTCCTTTCTATAATTATTTACTAAGAAATAATATATACTTATTTTGATTATTCTAGGTGTTAAAATAAAAATAAGAAGTAGAGAAATAAACAAATCTCTACTTCTTATTATATTAATATTCTTCCATATAAATATTAATTATGTTACCAGATATGGTAATGTTATCAAATTCTGGAATATTATCACATATTTTATTTTTTATATCTATAGTATTATCAATAGTGTGAATAACTATTATAACAACATCTTTTATGATATCACCATTATTATCTATATCACAATTATACTCTATTGAACTAATACTCTGACTATAATCTTTTAATACAAAATATAATTTTCGTATTTCTTCATAATCATTTAATATTAAATCCTCGAACTTCTCATAATCTCCTTTAGAGATTTCTTTAAAGTATTCATCTATTTTTTGTTCCATTCTATTTACATTATTTCCTTTCATTATTAAAAGTAAATAATGATTTTAAAGCCAAATGTATTTTATTTCTTTAATATCGAATCTCGAACTATCTGATTCTGAGCATCTTTCTGTTGACGTTCGATAGCTTTCTGCTCATCAGACAATCGCTTTATACGGACATCTCTTAATTCAAATAATCTCTTTTTAGGTATATTATACATAATATCTTCGTATGTTAATTCACCTTTAAAAAGAGCTAGAGTTTCATCTATAACTCTTGAATTTTGCTCAGCTCTATCTCCGTACTCATCAAGCGATTGTATGTCTGAAAAACTAAGTCATCCATTGATACATCAAGATTCTTAGTTACTGCTCCACAATGAGGACATTTAGTATCTCCAAGAGAATAAGTAACTTCCCACATACTCTGAATCTTAGCTGTCTGAGCAGCAAGATATTTTATATCATTTGGTCCTATATAATAAATAGCATCAAGAATATCTTTATATCCTGTACAGTGAATATATCCACCTTCTCCATCAGGTACATCAACACTTCTAACCGATGTAAGAAGAAGTACATTATCCATATATACCTGACTAGCATCATTTCCAAATGCATCTTTAAATGTCTCTTCATTCATTAGAGGAATGAAGTTATACAAGAAATCATATGCACTTGCTACACCCATTTCACATACTACTTTACTATCAGGTAACTCTACATACTTAGAATTATTAACAGCTGCATTTTCAGCAATCTTATCGTAATCAGATGGTTTAGCTGTAGCAACTTCTTCCATCTTCTTTAAGAACTTATCTGCACATCTTTCTAATCTTAGAATATTTCTTGTATTATATTCCCAATTGAAAGTTTTACCACATTTCTTATTACCACACTTAAGTGGAATTTCCTGTATCTCTTTCTCTGTAGAAATATAAAGACCATATAAAGCTAATGAAATATCTGTATAAGAGAAATGCTTTAAGAAATCTTCAAAATCCTTAAAATCTCCTCTTGAGATATTTGTCATATGATTATAAATAATACTTAATCTCTTATAGTACTGATCGAATTTAACATTTTCCATTGATAGAGCAATATCAGCATACTCACCATATGACAATCCCTTCATCTGTGCTTTAAATCCTGATGCTGGGAAGCATATAGTAGTTCTACTACCATTAATATTAAATTCTTTAATATGGTCTTGGAATGATACTGATGACCTTTTTGCCTTAATAGTAGCTAGATCAAGAATTCTAACTTCATTAATTCTTATAGTCTCTGCTTCAGATACTTTATTCTTCTCTTCTTCGGTTAAGAAGAAATCACCACCTAATCCAGTTTTATCAATAAGAATTTCTACAATTCTTTTCTTCTCTGGAGATATTTCATCTTCTTTATTTTCTTCCTCTGATTCAGATGCTTTATCTTCATCAGTTTTTACTACTTCTTCTTTAATATCTGTACCTTTACTCTTTATCTCTTCTCTTTCCTCTGGAGTAAGAATAGAGAAATCAAATATAGGTTCATCATCTTTTCTAGGTCTAATAAATACAGGTTCCTGTTTATTACCGTACTTATCTACAAGATCGAATGATATAGAACCATCTGGATTTATTTTAACAGATTCGATCTCATCCATCAACTGTACATACTCTAACTGAGTCATTGGCTTTTTAATAAGAGTAACTTTACTTCTCTTACTAAGAGTAGTATCATAGTTATTAATCTCATTTTTAATATCAGCCATTCTCTCATCATTATACACAATATTCTTCTGTGGACCATTATCTGTTTTTAATTCACCATTATCAACTACTAGTCCTTTTGGAGTTTTTGCTTCATCTTCTTTAAGCATCTCTAATGGAGATTTCTTAACTTCAGCTGGAGCATTTTCAGATTTTACTACATTAGATTCTTCTTTAACTGCATTGAGCATTGATGTCAAATCTAAATCTTCATTTCTTGATATTGTATTAGAATTATTAAGCTCTTTATCTGTCATTTTGCTTATTTCCCTTCTTATAAATATTTAATTTAAATAATTTGAGTTTCATTCTCTACAAAGTTGTAGATTATTTCACCTTTATCATTTGTAGTAACTCCTAATACTAATTGAAAATCTTTACTATCTTTTACAATAGGCATTAGGAATAACAACATCAGATTTCCATTATATTTAGTAGTGATAATATCCATATCACCACTATTAATAGAATAAGAAAATTCTGAGCATTGTAATGCTAATTCTGATTTAATACCTTCAGTATCTATTTCATCATCAAATGAATATAAGTAATGAGAAATATCCATTCCCAATGTAGGAATAGAAGGATAAAATCCTCTTTTCCCAAATAATATCATTAATACATCTGTAATGAAAGATTCTGTAGGTGATAGAACTTTAGGTTCATTAAAATCATTAACATTAAATGTTGGATTTACTGGTAATGTTGCCATAATAGTTATGAAATCCTTTCATTTAATAAGTTTACATTAATGTGAATTCAATTAAAAGTAAATGCTTAGGGTTAGAAACAAAATGATAAATTAAATATATTTCATATGAAAGGAATATTATAAAGATTATGAGTTATTATAGAAGAAAATTTCCTGTAGATGCATGGGAAAAGGAATATATTCTATTAGAGAATAAGTTCGATAGAGCTATGACTATTGCTAATATTATAGCTCTTGAACACGAACAGATCATGAGAGATATAGAGAATAAAATCTATATTGAAAATGGTAGTATGGAAGATATGGAATATCTTTATCTTGAAGCAGAAGAGGAGAATAGCGATAAGGAAAAGGGTATCTTACATAAAATAATAAAATTCATTAAAAATATTATTACAAAAATCGGTAATAAGATTAATGAACTTTTCTCTGGTGGTGAAGATAAAGAAATTAAAGTTGAAAAAACACAGCTAGGATTTATTGATAAAGTCGTAAATCACTTTAGTGAAATTAAAGCTGCATTTAATATGGTTATATCTGGTAATGTTGCAGGTGGTTGCGAGAAAATTATGCAAACGTGTAAGATTGAATTTTCTGTAGCAGTAGCAAGTGCTGTTCTTATAGGTATTCGTAAATCTAAACTTAAGCAGAAATATGATTTCTTACATAAGCTTAATGATTTAGCTAATCAAGCTAGTGGTAAAATAGATGTATGGCTGGATAAGGAAACTGGTAATAAAGGATTCGATACTGTAAAAAGTTGTATAAAATTCATAAAAGATGAAATATTGAAACATTTGTGGGATATGGTTGTTACTGCTGGAAAGTGGTTGAATGGCCAAGCTACTGGAGAAAACCAAAATAATAAGCCAAAAGAAGGCGAAGGTGAAGGTAATAAAGACGGAGACACACCAAAAGAAGGTGAAGATAAAGATACTCCGAAAGATGGGGATAAGAAAGATGATACTCCAAAAGAAAACGAAGATAAAAAAGATGACGATAAAGACGTTGGGGAATCTACTTTCGGTTTCTGGGATAGAGATAAATATGATGATTATTATGAATCAGATTATTCAGATTTTTATTAATTAGTAAGGATATATATATATATATGAGAAATTTATTAAATATAAATAGAGCTATTAAATTGATGGAAAATGATTATAATAATTTATCTACCATGTATGAAATGGTAGATATTCAATATAATCAGATGTATGAAGATAATGAAACAAAAATGTTTATCGAAGGGATATCTATAAAGAATCCCTTCAAAGGTAAAATAGAAGCTTGGAAGAATAGAAAAAATAAATCTATACAAGACCAAGAAGTTAATCCTGCTGTCGATAATCCCGAGAATGACAAAATCGCTGATGAAGAAATTACTAAAAAGAAAAGTATTATAAAAAGAATCATTGATTGGTTTAAAAAAGTTTTTAAATCTATTAAAGATAAAGTAAAATCTATCTTTAAGAATCGAGCAGATAAAAAGCAGAAAGTAGAAGTATCTAAAGAGTTAATGAATGATATAAAGGAGATTAAAGATTATTATAATAGAACTAAATCTCCAATGAATCAGATGGCATCCGGAGATATCGATAAAGCTGCTGATTTGATTGAAAATATTCCTATTCCACAAAGTATAGAGAATAGTGGAAATACCACAAGTGATAGTAGTACAAATTACTCATCAACTACAGCAGATGCTAGATTTGGTAATCCTGAAACGAATACTCAATCAAATATGACTGTCAATATTACAATTGGTGATAGAGATAAGTTGGTAGATGATATGAATAAAATTAGTGCAGATTTGGAAAAGAATATTGATAAAACTGAAGATAATGCAGATAAAACTGTAGAACAGAAAAAGCGTAATGGATTAAAGACTTTAGGAATAAAGATTTTAAATAAAGTTACTGGTGTATTATCTATATTCAAAAAGGTTGTTCTAAAAGTTGCTAAAATAGTAGCCATATTATCATTACTCGCGGGTATAACAGTGGGTGTGAGTTCTGCATATGCTGATGCCCATCCAAATGATTATGTAGGTAAACGTATAAATATTGTGTTAAATAACACTTTTGGTAAACCTATTCCTAATTATGATACCGATGATTCAGTGGATGATACTGACGACGATGATGATGTTTGGGATGGACTAGATTAATATTGGTATAATTTAACAGATTATTAAATAAAATAGAAATGAAAGGATATTATATATAATGGATATGTATAATTCACATTTAAGAGGACTTGATAGAAAGCTTGCTGTATTTGATGCTGATATGGAAAACCAGATAAATAAGCTTGCTACTATGTATGAAATGGCTTCTCTTAAATCTAATCAGATATATAAAGATATAGAAACTAAAGTATACCTTGAAGGTTATGATACAACTGATATGACATATATGTATCAGGAAGCTAGTGAGGAATCAATAGCTAAAAAGAAAGGTATTCTTAAAAAGATATTTGAGTGGTTTGCTAAAATATTTAAAGCTATTAAGGAGAAGATAGCTGGAGTATTCCATAAAGACGGTGAGGATGAAGAATACGAAGTCCCCTCAAATACATTTAAAGTCGTAGATGCAATTGAGAAGCATTTTAAATCTATTAAAATGGCACTAGTCAAAATTAAGAGTGGTAATTTCGCAGGTGGATTTGCAGATTTAGTTAAAGCTGTTCTTCCAGAAGTTGTCTTTATTGCAACATCGGTAATTATTGTAAAAAAGACTCCGTTATTGGATGCTCTTAAAAAATTAAAGAAAACCGAAGAAGAAACTGAGGATGTTGTTGATGGAGCTGAATCACAGACTAAAGATTTGAATGATGACAATGCCGTAGATGATGCTCAGAAATCATTAAGTCTTATACAGAGATTTATCCAGATGGTTAGTACTGCAATATCTGAGATTGCTAAATTCCTTGCAACTCCAATTAGAGCTGCTCGTGGAGCACTAGCAAAAGGTGCTAAGAAGAAAGCGACTCGTGGTGAACTTGCAGACGTATTTAATACAGCATCAGCTAAAGCTGCAAAAAATAAAGCAGGAAGTGAAATGCTTGATAATTTATTTGATTCAGGTAATAAAAAAACTGAAGAGTCTGTTTATGATTATTTCGATGATGACGACGACTATTCCTTTTATTATTAAATAATAAAGTATAAAAATATTGATACAGGTTAAATATTTAACCTGTATCAATATAATTATCTAAATTTTTTCTTTGCATATGCTAATAGATTATTAGTCTTCCATGATTTTGATAATGAGCCGATATGCTTATCTACAAATTTATCAAAATTCTTAATTTCATTTTCACTATTTAAGTTAGATATTATAGTTTTTGGATTTACTTTTTGCCAATAACTATCTTTATCTTTTCTAAATAAGAATTGCTTGGTTTCTTTATTGAATGCATATCCACCACCGTTAGATAATTTATGCCCTATAGATTTTTTCAATAATCCATTTATTAATCGTGGGTTATTTTCTCCAACAACGTTTAAAGCTAAATCTTTATATCCATCAACTACGTTTTCTCCACGATTTTTAATATCCTTAGCTGTATCTACTACAGAATCTTTTAATGATACTGTAACAGTTTGAATGGATGTAGCTGCATCTTTAAGTGGTGTCATACATTCTACTATTTTATTACCAACAGCATCTTTTGCGTTAGATACTGCTGATACTGTATTATCAAGAGTATTCTTACTATCATCTAAGAATTTTAACCATTTATTTACAACAACTTTTTTTACTACAACTAATGCTCCAACAGTAACTGCTATTTTCAACACAGGTACTGCTAATTGACCTATAAACTTTAATGCTCCAGCCCAGTCTAGCTGTTTTATTTTTGTTATAAGCCCTTTAATTGATTGCTGAAATTTTTCAATTAATTTAATATTCTTCTCTGTATCTTTAGGTACTAATATATCATCATTATCTTTTCCGCTATTACCAAGTTTTTTAAATATATTCGATATTCCATCACCTATCTTTTTAAAAATCTTTTTAAACCATTGAATTAATCTGCTTAATATATTTTTTGAAGCTATCCCGTTATCAATAATAGCTTCAGTAAATAAATTATCAGAATAATTAAATGCAGATGATTTTTTATACTCTGTTAAAAAATCATTTTTTTTTTGATTTATTGATAATAAGATCAATTTACTATCAGTAGATATATTAGACCATTCATTCTCTAAATAAATATCTGTATACATTCACTACAGCCTTTCATTTATTTTCTACTAGATTTCCACTTTTCAAATTCTTTATCAATATGATTCATTGCATCTATCATCTTTTTTTTGTCTGTCATATACATATTACTATCAATAAACTCATCTATCATATTCTCATTTTCGTTTTCAAATTCTTTAAATCCTGGAAGCGACTTTCTTCTATCTCGTAGTTTTTTTAGAAACTGAGATGCATATTCATTTTGAAGCTTACTTCTCATATCTCGATAATTTGCATTTGCAATATCATATTTTATATTAGCTTTACTAATATCTTCTTTAAGCTTTTTATTATCCATTCTACCATCTCTAGCAACTCTAGCAAGTTTTCCATATCTATTAGTTGTATCTCGTAATTTATTTTTGGTAGAACCCAATTCTTCATCGGCTATCTTTAATGACTTATTCGCTTTTATATTCTCAATTTTACATTCATCCAATAACTTCTGACTATTTACTAGTGCAGCTTTCGCATTAGTGGATGCTTCTACAGCAGCTTCATATTCACCTTTCTCAACAAATTCTTTTTTACCCATAATGACAGCTATTCCATCTTTGATTCTTTGAGTTATAGAACCAAATTTCTTACACCACTTATCATATAGACCAGATCTAACCATTATATATCCGCCAGTTGCAAGAATTGCTCCAGTTACTATAGGGTGATTCTTCATTAATCCTAATAACTGCTTTATAGCACCAACGACACCATTTTTAATAGCAGCTACTAATTTCTTAAATGAACCTAACCATCCGTCAACTTCTTTTACTTTCTTTTCCATATCTCTTGGAGCTTTTACATATATTTCTTTTCCACTAATCTTATTAATTATTTCTTTTATTTTATTCATTATTTTAACACATAAATCGGAAATAAATTTTCCAATCTTCTGCAATAATCCTATTTTAGCTTCTTCTGTATAATATGATCCTCCATAGCAATATTCCTGTATTACCAATTCATCATATCTATTAATCAAAGACTCAAATATATAATCCATAAATAATCCTTTCAATTGTTTGATTATTATATCGTTTTTTTTTTGATAGTATAAAGATATATACTAAGAATGTATCTAACTTTAATTTAATATTTAGAAAGGATTGATATCAATGAGCTCTAAAAGAAGAATTTATTGCAAATTCTGTGATTATTTTTGTTATGATCCTGATGATTATACTTCTCATTTAGAGAAGAAACATTTTGAATCAATTCCAAAAAATATGACTCCTGATCAGTTTGCTTATTATTTAAGAACTGGTAAAGATCATGGTAATTGTATCATATGTAAGAATAATACATCATGGAATAAAATAACTCACAAATATAATAGATTTTGTAATAATCCTAAATGTAAAGAAAGATACAGAGAAATCTTTAAAAAGAGAATGATTGGTAAGTATGGTAAAACTACATTACTTGATGATCCAGAACAGCAGAAGAAGATGCTTGCTAATAGAAAAATTAGTGGTAAGTATTTATGGAGAGATCATGTACATGAATTTACTTATACAGGTAGTTACGAGAAATCATTCTTAGAATTTTTAGATAGAGTAATGAATTTTGATGCAGATGATTTAATGGCTCCATCTCCTCATACATACTGGTATGAATATAATGGGGAGAAGCATTTTTATATTCCTGATTTTTATATTCCTTCTCTTAATTTGGAGATAGAGATAAAAGATGGTGGAGATAATCCAAATATGCATCATAAAATTCAAGATGTGGATAAGGTAAAAGAACAAGCCAAAGATGATATAATGATGAATAACGAAACTAATTATATCAAGATAGTGAATAAGAAAAATGAAGATTTCTTAAAATATCTATCAATGGCTAAAGATAATAAAATAAATAATAAAGGTACTTATATTCATCTAGTTGAAAGTACAGATACTTTAACAATAGATGATTTAAATAAAATATATACTGAAGGTGATATATATGAATGATAATAAATTTGAAGTATTTATGGAGAATGAATATAATAAATTAATTACTGATTATAAATCGACATCATTACTTCAATCTTCTCTTAAAAATGATTATGTATATGCGTATTACATAGAAAATACTAATGATATGCATTATTATATGGAAGAAGAAGAGAAAGTAGAAAAGAAGAAAGTTGGTATAATAAAGAAAATATTAGAATGGTTTAAAAAATTCTTTAAAGCAATCAAAGATAAAATATTAAAATTATTAGGAATGAAATCTAAGAAATATGAAGTTTGGGAGAAAGTTCCTGAGATAAATAAAGGTCTTAAAGGATTGGTTAATACATTAAAAACTAAATTTAAAAATATTAAAAATAGTCATGGGTTTAAATTTATGGTGGATTATCTAAAAGACCTTGCTATTTTTGCATTGATTATAAATATTCCTAGAATGACAAAAGGAATAACTAAGACTGTAAGTGAAGTTCAGGCTAAAGGATTATTAGATGGTCTTAAATCCTCTATGGAAAATTTAGAGGCATATATTCATTTTATGAATCTTGAAGATTACAAATATTATAAGGATAATAAAGAAGATGAACCGTTTACATTATTGAATTTATTAAAATCAATAGTAGGTGGTGTATTAAGATTACTATCACTTGCATTTAGACCAATTACTGATAAAATATTGGACACAATGGATAATGTTGAACGTAATAAGCCTACATATATATACATATATAAGTATAAGGATGATGAAGAATAATGAATTGGGAATATAAAATTAATTTAAAAGATAAGAATATATTTAATGATATAGAAGAAGAATATGATATAAGAATACCTAATGGATTTAAAAGATTTATTATAGACAATAATGCAGCTACTCCAGAGAAATATCGTATAATGGTTAATAATCAAGAAAGAGTATTTGCTTCAGTGTTATCTTTCAATAGAGGTGATACTGATAATGTATTTAAATATTTAAAGGAATTTATTCCTAAGGATTTATTACCATTTGGAGTAGATCCGTTTGGTAATGTATTTTGTATTGATTTAAAATCTGGTGATATACAATTTTGGAATCATGAAATTGATAAAACTTATTCAGCTCATTGTAATTTATCTAATTTTGTAAGTAGCTTATATTAAAGAAAGAAGATTTATATGGATTATAATTTTTTTAAGTTAAACGATTATGATATTAATTTTATTTTAAATAATACTAATTCTTTATCATTACCTACTAAAACTAGACTTATAATGATTAAAGATAAACTAAATATATCTGATGAGTATAAACCTCTTAAAGAGAAATCAGATAATATAATAACAAAAGCTATTACATATAATAGTAAATTAATTGATATTATAAATAAACCATCAGAAACTTTAGAGGATATAGTAGATATTATTAATAGTTTTAGATTGATATACAAATTTATTCCTAAATTGATGTATAAATTTACTCCTGATGAGTATTATACTAATTTATTTAAATTATTTTATTCTTATATATTAAGGGATAAAATTCATGTTTATAGCATACTACAGAAACTGAGAGATGATGAATCTATTGATAATATGGTATTTAGTATGTTAATAGACATATATGATTTATTTTTAAACCCAACTCCAATAGTAGTATCTGCTATTTCTACTGGTTTATTTTATAAATCATTAAATACTGATAATATAGAAATATTGCAATTCTTAGTATATTCAGCATCAGTAATGTTTGGTTACGATGAAAGAGTTATGATGAATATTATTGAGAAGTATAATGAATCTGGGTTATTGCAGTTTGATATTAATGATAATATTAAATATACTTCAAAGGCAATTGATATAGAACCAGATTCTATTACTGATAATAGAGAAATATATAATACAATAGATGATGTTAATCTTATTGGTGATAATATATTTGAAGATAGACCTCAATTCATTTATGATTTGAGAAATGAATTAGTTAAATTAAATATTGATAGTATTAAGAATTATATAGGATATCAGGATAATATTTCTTATAAGATAGATGAGCAGTCATTAGCTCAACTTATTAAGAATGATGATTATAAAATTACTAAAGTAAGTATTAAAGATATGGGAATATTTACTATAGTAAAATATAATAATGATTTATATTTATTATTTGAATTACCTGATAATACTATTCAAGGTATTAGTTTCCCTGTTGGTGAAGGTGGTAGAAGAAAAATTATTGTGTTAGAGAAAGATGATAATGTATTTTATTCATTAAAAGAACCTGATATAGAATAATAAAAAGTAAATATCATATGTACTTATATTTAGTACATATGATATTTTCACTTTACTCAAAAAGTTATATACTATTTTTAAGTACAAGTAATAATAGATATTATTTGCACGATAAGAAACTTTATAGTTCAACATACTAAACAGAAATAGGAGGGATTTAAGATGTTGGAAGTAGGAATTATTGGTATTGGTAACACAGGTAATCAGGTAGCATCATTAGCTAAGGAAAAGTTAGGTATTCCTGTATTAGCTATTAACTCTTCGGAGAAAGATTTGGAGACTGTACCTAATAATATACCAAAGAAATTGATAACTGATAAAGACGGATTATCATCAGGAGCTGGTAAAGATAGACAGCTTGCAAAAACTTATCTCAAGGATTCAATAACGAATCTATTAAAAGATCAGGAGATTATTGAACTAATATCTCCATTGGATGTTGTATTTATTGTAAGTTCCACTGGTGGTGGTACTGGTAGTGGAACAGCTCCATTATTAGCCAATATTATTGAGGCTAGATTTGTAGATACTAAAGTAATAATGGTTGGAGTATTGCCAGTTAATAGTGAAGCATTATCTGCTCATGTTAATACTTTAGAGTATCTAAATGAATTATATAAGGTGATGGAAAATCAAACTTATATGCTTTATGATAATGATAAGTGTGCTGGTCTACCATCATACAAGTTATTGGATAAAGTAAATAACGAGATAGTGGAAGATATTAATGTACTTAGATGTAACTATAACTATACTACTAAGTTGGATAGTATAGATGATAGAGATGCTAAAAGATTAATATCATTTGCTGGAAGAATAGTTGTATCAAGAGTAGAAGACTTCAAAGAGAAGGATACTGATAATATGACTATTGAAGATATGCTTATAGATAATATTAAGAAGAATTGTCATGTAGAAGCTCAGAGAGATAAGAAGATTATGGCTTCTGGTATTATCACTAACCTATCTCAAACTCTTACAGAGGAATTTGATAATAATATTCCTAAGGTGAGAGATTTTATGGGTGATCCTATTCACGCATTTAATCATATTTATGTAAATGATGATAGAAAGATGCCAAATAACGTATATCTTATTATGTCAGGATTAAGTCCTGTTAATGATAGGATAAATATTATATCAGATAGAATTGATGAAATTGAAGAAAGACAGAAAACTTTAGAATCTGATGATGCATTATCATCAGTTAGTCTTAATGCTTTATCATCAAAGATATCCGATAATGATAAAGGTAGTGAATCAACAACAGTAGATTTGAAAGATATATTTGGTAAATTTATGTAAAGAATTTTTAGTAGATAAGCTGATAATAATTTATCAGCTTATCTACATCTTTGTAAATGGTGCTAGTATAAAAAATCTAAGTTGTTGATTTATTATACAAAACAAAATTATTTTTTAATTAGGAGGTGTTCCATAATGGGAAACGAAACAAAGTCAAAGAATATCAAGATCAATGACGATGTAAAGGAATTTGCAAAAATGTCTTATAAGAAATATAAGAAAGAAAATGCAAATTTCTATGATAGTAAGAAAGAAGTAAAGCAGAGTTATTATATGTCTCTGATAGATTTACTTCCAGATGTAATAGAGTTTGTTGTTAAGTATGGTCACTTACAACAGCAGAATGTACAGGAAACAAAGACTCTGATTTATCAGAAGCTTACTGATTATGATTTCATTAAAGCATTAAAGAAGGAAGTAAAGAATAATAAGATTAAGAATATCAAACTTCTTCCTATTATTATTAATGAAATTCTTTCTGAAGCTAAGAAGTTAAATGATCAGAGATTAGCAGAAGATAAAAATGCAGAAGTATATAACATGGAAGATATTCAGGAATTACTTCAGGTAATTCTTAAGAAGAGATTAAAGAAGTTTGCTAAAGCAGGAATTGATGCTGCTACATCATTAGATGTATTATCAATTATTCCTTGTGATGAGGCATTAAGAATTTCTCAGTTCTTTAGAATTAGATCATTCTTTGATTGTTTATATGAGCATACCAAAGGAGTAGCAGTTCCATTTGATACTATAATGGAATTGATTGCAGATGAGGAATATTATCCGATGTTTATTACATTTGCACTATTAGAGAGAAAAGAGAGATTTAGTAAGTTTACTGAAGCTCAGAAGACTCTTTATGTAGATATTTCTTCATGGTGCTTTAAGGTTATGGAAGGATTAAAATCTGATGCCATTAAGTCTATCATAAATGTATATGTTAATGGTAGAAAGAGAGATGATGCTCAGGGTAAAGATGGAAATAGAAGATATAATCTATCTACATTAGTTCCTGATGATTATCCTAAGATAACTAAAGTGATTAATGCTATGCTTAGTCACGATGAGTCTATTAAGAAATATTTATAAGAGGTGTAATTTATGTTGTATGATATTGTAATCGGTAATCCGGTTGAACCACACGTATGGTCCGTGTATACCGATAAATATAATTCTGATTTCATCTCTTGTAGAGCTCTGAGACAGAAAGTAAAGTTAGGTGGTGGAGTAGATAAAATCTGCTCCCCTATCGATGAATTGAAAATTACTGATGGAGAAATTCCAGTATCAATACAAGGTTATGAACTTTGTAGAGATATTAAATTCTCTAATAGTAATAAGAATATGAAATTAACAGCTATTAAATTAAGTGAAAGAGAAGGTGATAATAAAGTAAATTATCACATTGCTTATATTAGCTTTAATCCTGATGATTATGAACTGATTTCTTATAATCTTCCTAATCAGACAGCTGTTAATATCTGTCAGACATTTAGGTCTTTCAATAAGTATCAGGGGTGTGCTATTCAGTATACTTCACTCTATAGTGCATTGATTAAATTAACTCTGAGAGATATTCATAAAGATACTTATCATAATATTATGATAGGTGTAGATGAGAATAATAAACTTAAAGTAGTATTTAAAGAATTAGATAATGATGAATTATCAGAAGCTAAAGAGATTTATGATTCTCTAAGAGTTAAGAATAAAGTAAAGACTAAGCATTTCGGTATCACTTTCAATAAGAGATTTATTCCAACTATAGGAATATTTATCAATGCTGGTGAAGGTGATGAGAAAGCAAATAGTATTTTAGATAATAGTACTTATGATGAGAAGTCTGTAGTATTACTATTATCTGATGAGAATTCATTATATCATATTACTGATGAATTGAATGCGGTAATATTAGAAGAAATAACAAAGAAGAATATAAAAGCAATCACTATATGTGATTTAAAACTACCACCAGATTTCTGTAAGAAATATGGAATAGAATATGTCTTTGTATATCACCCAGATACATATAAGATTAAGTGTATTAAGGGTAAATAAAACTGAATAAGAAAATCAACTATATATTATTTTAGAGTAACTAAATAACAAAGTTTCATTTAATAAGGAGAAATAAGAGATGGCTGAGAAAAGCAAATTAGTAACAAAGATAACTGCAATGCTTAATAAGAAAGGCAAGATTAAAGGTAAAGATAAGAAAGAAACAAAGACGGCTAAAGATAGTTGTCCACATTGGAGAATAAATAAGAAAGGTAAACAAGTCCCAAATATTGATGTAGTTGGTGACTATGCTATATGTAGAGGTTGTGGTGCAAAGATTCCACTCCAGTTCTATGATAATGCACACCTCAAAGAAGTTATCAATAATATGAAAGAACTTAATGATCAGGCTAAGTTCTTATCTGTTGCAACTAACAGTGGAGAAGAAATGCTTGGTCTATTCTCTAAGACTGGAGTATTACTGGGCTTATATAAGAAGCGTTATAAGAAAATTAGAAAGATTGCAGAAAAGCAGTCTAATATAATGGGTGGAAAGAAGAATAAGAAGAAGAATAAAGGTAATGGTGGTGGAACATCATCAGATGCATACGGAAGTTGGGGTTCCATGTAATTAATATCATTATCTTTCTATTATATCTGGGTATACGAGAAATCGTATACCCTATATTTTTTTGTTTAATAATATTATAATAACCACGAATACCCCATCGTATATAATAATATTATTATTTTAACAGAAAAATAAGTACAAAATAAGAAAGGAATTTATTATGTATAATGATACAGAATTAATGCACCTTGAAAACGATATTCAAAAGATACAAGTAAAGACTAATATGTATATTAATGAATATGGTGAACAAGGTGCATTTCATTTAGCTAGGGAGATCATTCAAAATAACTTTGATGAATGTATTGACCCTGAATCACCAGGGAATACTATTGATATATCTTATGATATAAATACAGATATTCTTAAAGTATCTGATAATGGACGAAGTTTTAATGAAAGTAAATACTCTATGAAGATATTTATGACTACTCTCCAGAGTGGTAGTAAATTTGCTAGAAGTGCTGGAGTGGATAGTAGTGGAGAATTTGGTGTAGGTATGACAGTAGTTAATGCCTTATCAGATTATTTTAAAGTAATAGCTTATAGAGATAAAGAGAGTACTATACATACATTAGAATTTAATGAGGGTGTAGTAGTAGTAGATAAAATAGAAAAGAATAAAAAAGGATTAAGAGGTACTACTGTAGAATTCAGAGTATCTAAGAAATATATGGGTAGTGATGCAAAATTACCTATAGATGAAGTAATTAATTGGGTTGATTCATTATTCTATTTAAATTCAAATAATCTAAAGAAGAATAATATCAAAGCAACTATTACTGTGTATGATGGACTAGATGTAATAAAGAGTATTAAATTTAAACCTAAATCATTCTCTGAATTGATTACTAAGATAATACCATCAGGATTAAAGAAGAAAGATTTAACTGATGTTTGTTATATTAATGGAGATAATAAGTTAATAGAAGCAACTAAGGTATTAACAGAAAATGATGATGGAACAACAAGTGTTGATATGGAAGATATAGAAAAGAATATTCATATGGATATTGCATTTTCTTATTGTATTAATGAAGCTTATAATGAACCAGCTAATTTTAATACATATTGTAACTATACTAATACTATTGATAATGGTTCTCATTTAGATGCATTTGATGAAGCTTATTGTAGATGGATACAGAGTAAAGTAAATGAATCAATGAGTGATACTCAAAAGAATAAATTAAAAGTTACTTGGGATGATTGCAGAACTAACTTATATTGTGTATTAAGTTTATCTACTAATGCTCAAGTAGGATTTGTAGGAAATGCTAAACAGAAGATACAATGTCCTACATTAGTTCCATATATGAAAGAATTAATAACCAATATTTTAGATGAATATTTTAAAATGAATAGTGGATTACTTAATGATATTATTAAAATTATTAAAATAAATACTAAAGCAAGACAAGATAT